TGCATAGTGAATAATTTGAGTAAAGTAGGCAAAAGGATTACTTGATTTTTGTGGATCAAAATTGTGAATATATTGAACGCAATTTTCTATGCCATCAGAAATCATATCATCCCGAAACATATAATTTACAAAATTGGGTTTGTATGAAAGGTGCGTCGCAATCTTCAGGAAACACTCACCCAGATAGTTTGTAATACGGGGTTTTGGAAGTCCTTGTTCCTTTGCTGCTGCTACCTTTGTTCTGTAAACAATCAATGCTTCGAGTAACTCCTTATTATTTACATAATGTTCTGATTTCTTTTTAGGCATAACATATCTACTTTTGATGAGTATAAGATGAAGTTATTATACCACATTATACAAGGGCTTGACAAGTATCAAAAATGTGTGTAGACTAGGTTTGTTGCTTTTGAAGATGAGATTTAGCTTTCTTTGTTATCTTTAAGATCCTTAAGGAAAATATCTTCAAGAGACTTACGAGCACTCTCTACAGATCCTAAGTATCCCATTTTATCAGAGATTGTAACTTTACCATCAACCTCAATATCGGGATAATCATCATCATTAAGATATCTACGATAAAAATCAATCGTAGATTGATTTTTGATTTCAGTCATTGTAACGATCTTATCAAACTTAATTAAGAATAAATCATCGTCAGGTATTTCCATCCAGGGCTTTATCTTCATATAAGTTCCACCATGATTCACAAAAACTTTCATGGTTACTGGATTTTGGAGAATGATAATTGGATCTCCATCATTCTCATCGACAGAGATAAGAGAGAAGATTTCTTCACCTGTAACTAGTTTGATTGCTGCGTAAAACTCCTCACCCATTAGTTTTTAAAAGGTATGTTTACAATATCGTAATTAAAGTTCTCTTCATTATAAATTTTAATTCGTTCGATTAAGTGATTAAGTGTATAATTTTTTCTTGACTTATAACTGATGTCGTCAGCAATATCGTATAGCGTTGCTTTTGTTTTATTGTTTCCTTTTCTTAGGACTCTTCCGATTGATTGGAGGTTTCTGATTCTTGATTTACTAGGGGAAGCAAAGATAACATTATGTAAATTTCGGATGTTAACACCAGTAGAAAAAGTGCCGTAAGAAGCAACGATGATTGCATTATTTTCCTTTTCTGTAATTTCTCTTACTTTTTCTCGATCTTCAGTATCCACTCCACCATGAACAAAGAAAACATGACGCTCGTCAGTTTTGCTATTATTTATCAATTCATATAATGGTTGTCCGTGACCTTCAACTCTGGAGAAGAGTATTAGAGTATTTCCTTTAAGGTCAAGAGCAAGATTTTTGATAAATTTATTACGTTTTTCGTGATTAATAATATACTGAACTTCTTCTTCGAAGTTTTCAAATCGATTTGGAGAATGTTTAAGTAACAAAATATTAATGTCAAGAGTTGCAACGTGACCCTTCTTCATCAACTCATCAGTTTTAATAATCTTATAAGAAGGTCCAAATAAACCTTCAAGGACCCACTTGTGAGTTTGTGTGCCGTCAAGGGTGCCTGTAAATCCAAAACGATATTTGGCATCGAAAAGTTTTGTCATTATAGATACTAATGACTTGGATTTGAAATTATGTGCTTCATCACCAACTACCACATTAAATCTTGAAAAATATTGTTTGGGTAGTTTGTAAATGGATTGCCAAGTTGTAATAATCACTTGAGATTCAGTTTCTCTTTCCTTTCCAGCATAGATTTTGTGGCAAAATGACCCCACATCCCATCCATAATCTGCAAAATCTTTATACATCTGCTCTACAAGGGATGTCGTTGGGACGACTATCAGAATATTTTGTTCTTTCTCAACGTAATATCTCACAATTGAATATATCATCAACGACTTTCCAGAAGCAGTTGGAGATATCAATAACTTTCTATTATGTCTTAAAGCGTCGTATACTCCCTCAACTTGATAATCGCGGGGAGCATACTTTGAAATAGAAGTTATATAATCTTTTACACCTTCCTTTGAAATCATTTCATTGACTTCAAAGGGAAGACCATAATACTTATTATCACGAAATTCATAAGTATATTCGTGTTGCTCACAAAATCTAATGAGTTTATCTAATAAACCAACATAGATTTCGTGAGTATTGACATTAAACAAATAGATATGTCCGTCCCACCACTTATTCTTATAAGCGGGGGCAAACTTTGCATTTGGAACTTCAAATTGAAATGCGTCTCTTAATTCGTAGTAGACGTGCGCTTCTGCTTCAACCTGAAGATATACCTCATTCTTTTTTGAGATAATCAAATGAGACATTCATAACGTATCAGTTATGAATATTTATTTGACTAGTTAAACCCTGCTGTGAACTTCATAAACTCAATACTGTTCTTGATTTGATATGTGCGATTCGAAACAGTTTTGATAATCTCTTCAAGAAACTTTAGCATAATATCGTAGTATCTAATTTTGAGTTCAACTTTACTCAACTTCTCATCGGCGTCCATATGCCTCTGTAACGCCTCTTTGTCTCTGACTTTATACGGAAACGGTTCTTCCTCATAAACCTCTATAGGTGCCTTTCCAGAGTAGTAATTGTAGCGTTCAAGTTTGACTCTGTTATATGTGTCTCTTGCCTTTTCACGTAACAACGTAATGGTATTATAAATGGTATAATATTTTGCGTGAAGTTGGGGAATCTTTAAAGATTCATCGTGCAAATTATCAGGGTCAATGACAGCATCTCTCTGCCACATTTCCTGAATTTCATCAAGTGTCATTATAGACCTGTAGTAATATCATAGATAGTATACTTGAAAGATGCCTGTGCTGTAAAGTATTGAATATCAGTTTGTGTGGAATCAAAATCTAATGAAGTTAGAGAAACTGGAAATAAATCCTTAAATTTTACAATTGCAGTGGTATTATAATTGCTGTTTAAAATATAGAGACTTCCATCACTAAATGCTCTTTTAGGATCTGATGGTTGAGTCACATCATTTTCAATTGTAAGTAGATCCCTATAGTTTTGAGCACTTTCCGGAAATCCCAATCCAGTAATCCAATCGTGAATTGCCATATAATTGCTCATATCTTCATCAACTAAAAATTTTATAGATAAATCTCCATAAGTAATTTTATCTCCGGGAACGTCAATATCCTTTAAATAATTTTGTTGAATCTCAGTTTGTAAGGTTATTTCTGGAATTCTAGTATTTGTGCAGAAAAAGGAAACTTTTGGTTCTTTTGCTAGAGTGAACTTAAACCCAACGGGAGAGAGATAATTTCTATTTGAAATTTGATTTGAAAGAGCATTTGCCATTATTACTTCATCGGGATATTAAGAGGTTCTAATCTAAATGGTGTATTGGGAACTGGTTTAGATCCTGGTCCAATTTGACCTTTTTTTGCCTTATTCAAGTTCTTTTGAGATTCTTTATCCAAACGAATTACATTTTTGGAAAGATCTTCTTGAAATTGTTGAAACGATTTCATTTTTAATTTTATTTAGATAAAAAAAGACCCCCCGTAAGGGAGGTCTTGAGAATCTGTGAGCATGACTCACATAAGATTTGCGACTTTGACTCTTCTGTAGTAAACGTTAGAGTTTGTTGCAATGTTATCAGGTGCTGTAGGAGCAGTAGCGCCCTTCGCAAATGGATTAGCAACGATTCCATAACGAGTCTTGAATCCAATTTTTGGTTGGAAGGTTTGCTCACCAACTGCACGAACCATCTGGAGAGGAACGTATGGGCAGTAGAAGAGACCGGCATCATAAGGTGAAGAACCCTTATAACCGACAACGTAGAACTGATTAGCAGCAACGTTTGCCGAATATGGATCGATGTAGACTCTATACTTGCCTTGAAGAACACCAGCGAAGGTGTTGCCAGTGTCATCAACGTTCAAGTTGGCGTTGAGTGCAGGGGTGTAATCAAGAACACCTGCCATAGTGAGTGCCGAAGCAACGTCAGCAGAGCAGAGGATCATGTTACCCTTCCCTCTACGAGTTTGCTGTGCAATTGCGTTAGCATCACGCTCGATTTGGAAGATAAGACCCTTGAACTTCTCAACCGACCAACGACCGTTGGAGTCAACGTCAAGGTCAAAAGTACCAGCGGTAGCGGTGTTAACCTGAGCACCAGGAACAGCAACCTTATAAACGGTACGAATGATCTCTCTGTTGATTTCGGCAAGAATCTCAGTGCTGAGGATGTTAGCAAGCTCAGCTTCTGCATTCAGACCGTGAATTGCCTTCAGGTCTTGTGCAAGTTCGAGTGAATACTCAGCTTTCAGAGCACGTGACTTAGCAGTAACGGTGAGTTTCTCAATTGAGAAAGCCATCTCGTTAAAGTAATTGCTAGCTCCGTCACCAAGTGCTTCAGAATTGCCAGTTGTCATACCTTCGCCAACGTTGTACTGGTTAGCACCGGTAGCAGCGTTATTTGCTTGGTTTGAAACATCAAGAATTGAAGGATTGGTTCCGCCTTGAGCAGTGGTACCTAAACCAACAGTTCCATCAATAAATCCAGCAGTAAGATTACGGCTGTTATTTTGACCAGAGAATGCCGAATCTACTTCGTTGTAGAAAGTTTCAGTTCCACTCTGGCTGCTATAGCGTGAACGCATTGCGAAGATAAGTCCAGTAGGACCATTCATTGGTTGAACGCCACAAAGATCATAAGCGATCAGATTGGGCATTGAACGTCTGATCAGTGAGATCAGAACTGGGTCGAAACCTGCAACAGGAGAACCCGTTGTGTTTGATGCACTACCGCCAAAACCACCGGTACCGGCAGAGTTGGTTGGGGATGCTTCGCTAAGGAAAGAACGCTCTTCACGAAGTTCTCTCTCTTGGTTTTCTAGCAGGATTGCAGTTACCGCTCTACGATGTGAATCTTTGATTTGATCCATCCCTTGATAATCAAGGATCGGTGCCCACTTCTCCTGCAGATATTCGTTGTTGTACATCTGCATTGAATTTTACCTCTTTAAAAAAGTTTTGTTTGATTTATAATTTAAAAATCACTTGTTAGCGACTCTACTGAGAGTCTGAAGATATGCTTCCATAATTGGTGAAACTGAATTTTCAGTTCCTTCATATGAAACTTCTTCTGATAAGTTCTCAGAGATACCTCTTTGAGTACCAGTATTTGTTGGGAAATATGATTCCCTCAGGGTTACCAGTTTCTCACGATAGTTTTCTTCACCATCAAACTCAACATTTTCGGCAAGAGAAGCGAGTTTGTCCTTCTGAGAAAGTGCAAGACCCTCAGCGACATCTGCAAAAATTACATCAGCAACTGACTCTGCTAATCTTCTATTAAGAGCAACATTTCTTTCAATTTGCTCGTTGAGTTTTCCTTCCATTTCATCAAGTTTATCTACCATACTCTCGATTACATCATATCTATCTTCAGGAATTGTTACATAATGATCTTCAAAAAGACTCTTCATTCCTTGTAGGAATGATTCGGTCATTTCAGTCTTAAGACCGTGCTCAACTGCGAGTGCATTCTCTTGAATCCACTCATCAGCAACATACTCAAGATAAGAATCTACACGTTCGGTGAGTTCTTGCTTAATAAATTCAACTTCTTCAACTAAAGCATTTTCATAAGTTTGTTGAAGTTCTTCTTTAATTTCAGAAACTTTTGAACGAATGGCAGCTTCGAAGATAGTGCGTGCTTTTTCTTGAAATTCTTCCGAAAGTTCCTCACCTTCGAGAAGAGCATTGACATCTTCTTCAATGTCAAACTCTTCCTTCATTTCATCCTCTTCATCTTCGTCCTCATCTTCATCTTCTTCATCATCTTCATCTTTTTCCTCTTTCTTCTTCTTTTTAGAAGATTCTTCAGCAACTACTTCTTCATCTTCGTCGAGTTCTTCTTCATCGACAAGATCATCATCTTCCTCAACTTCTTCCTTTGCCATAGTATGCATTGGTTCAGCAGCAGCTGCCTTAGCATTAACTACGTTCTTTACTTGAGCAAGAGTTGCTCCAGGAGTTTTAAGTGTTGCAGAATCATCGTCTGGACGATAATTTTCTGGGGTAGGACCGCCTAAATCTTCCCAACTACCAGTTTGTCCTGGAATCATAACTCCAGAAGCATTTTGGGCAATGGTGCTCATTGGCTCGGCAGGTGCAGCCCCTTTGGTTACTACGTTTTCCATTTCTTGTAAATTGCTACCAACGGACATTTGTTTTAGATTCTTGTATATAATCTATATTTATTTATAATTTAAAGATTTGAAAGAAATTCGTTGAATAGATTCAACTTATGTTCTTCCAATTTTTTTTGATTAACAAGAGTATTAATTTTTCTTTGAGTTTGTTCTGCAAGTTTTTCACGAAGAATTCCACCTTCCCAAACCCACTCTTTACCTTCCATAATTCCCTGAACAAATGCATCAGGAGCAGAAGGATCGGCAACGATATCAGCAGCAGTTGCAAGCATGAAATCTTCGCCAACAATTTTATGACCTTCATTAGTCATTTTGAGTGAACCAACACCACGAGAAGAAACACCAAGACAAACTCCTTCACTAATGAGAGACTTTGCAATCTTACCCATTGGGGTTTCGAGAAGTTGTGCTTTACCTTTAAAATTAGTTCCTTCTGCAGTAAGGGAAACAATCTTGTGAGAAACACGATCAAGATTGACAGTAGGACCATCAGGGTGACCGAGTTCTCCAAGAGCACGACCTTTATTGACAAATGCTTCCGTATATCTCTTTACCTCACGGGAAAGAGTTTCCATTGGATACATTCTTCCATTGCGATTGCAAATATCACCTTGAAGGAAAATACCTTCAATAAACATTTTTTTATTGGAACCTTTTCCTTCAGTAATAAATTCTACTTTTTGAATTTCTTCTGTGATGAGTTTCATTTTATTCGGAAACTAATTGAACTACTTCTGTAATACTTAAATTTGTTGAATTACTGTCTGCAAGAGCTGAAACTTTTACACTTCTGGATAAAGTAGATCCTGTAGCAGTAATTATCCCGACTATTGCTGAAGTATTGGCAGCAATAGTAACTGTTTCATCAGTAGTTGCAGTTACTAACTGATGAACTGTATTGATTCCCGAAGGTTGAGCATTTTCAATTGTTACATAATCTCCAACCAAAAATGGATTACCTGCATTATTATTAAAAGTGATTACCGTCGATGTCCCTGTGGTAATTCCAACAATCTGCTGTTTTGCAATTCTTTCTTTCAATACCTCATTTCCATAAGGTGAAATATAAAAAGAATTTGTAGTCGCAACTGGATTTCCGCCAGTTTCCACATATACTGCAGTTAATCCTGCAGCAACTCTAATGTAACCACTTTTTAATGCAATAGGATTACTAGTTGCTGCTACAGAAACTGTAGGAGAGATTCTATTTACATTTTGAACAACTTTTATTGCCATTATTCATTATCTCCAGTAGAATCATTTTCACCGAACATCATTGAAGCAATCTGTGGTCGAGCAGAATCTACTCTGTCGGCAGATTTTGCATATAGCAATTCTTTAATTTTATCGGAAACATCTGCTGCAGATCCATCAGATGCAATCAAGTCGATAA